CAAATAGTTTCTAATAAAATTATTTCCATTAAAGGTTCTGGATCTTTAAATCCAAATAGATCATACACCATTCACAGAAACATTTTAAAAGGAAATTACAGTAATTTTCCATCTGCAGGATTGTATCAAGCAAATGTACAGGGAATATATGATAATGCAGACAATTTTATTGTAGCTTCGTCTTCAATTCCATCCTATTTTTCATCTTCTCTTGCTACAAGTGACAGAACAGTTACTTTCTCAGGAACTTTCCTTGGAGAGGAACTTGAAATAACTCCTCTTGGTAGACACAATTTCTACTCTGGTGATGCTGTTTATTATGCAGCAGAGTTAACGACTGAAAATTATGTAGATGATGATGGAAATGTTCAAACAAGAATTGTAAGGGGAACTTCACTTGGAGCTAATTTTCCAGACGGTCTTTACTATGTAAAGAGAATATCAGACACAAAGATTAAACTTGCAAAAAGTAGAAGTGATATCTACAATTCAAGATTTATCTCTGTTGAGAGTGAAGTTACAGTATCTAACAATAGTTTAAAACCATTTAGATTTAAAGATAGAACTCTTACTTCGCAAAAATTAGTAAGAGAGATTCCAAAGAAACCAGATCATATTGGCAAATTAACTCCAACTGAACCTGGGTATAATGGAATTTTGACTAATGGAGTTGAGATTTTAAACTATAAATCTCAAGATGTTATCTATTATGGACAATTAGATAGTATTGATGTGTTTGCTCCAGGGTCAGATTATGATATTATTGATCCACCATTACTCCACATTAGCGATCCAGTTGGAACTGGAGCAACGGGAGATATTGCAGTATCAGGATCTCTCAATAAGATTAGAGTAATTGATCCTGGATTTGATTATCTTTCTATTCCCACCATTACTATTACTGGTGGAAATGGAACTGGAGCATCTGCTTCTCCAAATATGAAATTGATTGATCATTCAGCCTCTTTCTTTTCAGAAGCAGCATCAAATAGAGTTGGTCTTGGTTCCGCACAATCAACAATTGGATTTAGCACATATCATAAATTTAGAAATGGTGAGCAGGTAATCTATAGAACCAATGGTCAACAAACAATTGGTGGATTAACTACAGATGCAAAATATCATGTTTTTGTTCAAGATAATCAAACTGTTAAACTTCACAATAAATTAGGTGATGTTTTAGCTGGAATTAATACTGTCGAATTGACTTCCTATGGAAATGGTGTCCATCAATTACAGTCTGTCAACAAAAAATCTGTAGTTGAGTCGATAACAGTTATTAATAGTGGATCTGGATATGAAAACAAAAAAAGGTCGGTAAGCGTATCAGGAATTAGCACATCTCAAGATACAATTACAATTAAAAATCATGATTATAAGTCTGGTGAAAAAGTAAAATATACCGCAGGAACTTCATCTGTAGGTGGTCTTACTGATGGAACAGAATATTATGTAATAAAAGTAGATGATGATAATTTTAGACTCGCAAATATTGGACTTACAACATCTACAAGAAAATACTACTACAACAACAATCAATTTATAAAATTCTCATCAAAAGGTACAGGAACTCACTCGTTCAATTATCCAGAGATAACAGTTTCGATTTCTGGTAGAATAGGGATTTCTTCTATTGGTTTGGAAACATTCCAAGCACAAGTACAACCCATTTTTAGAGGACAAATAACTTCCGTCAATCTCTCAAACAATGGAGTTGGATATGGATCATCTGAAATTTTAAATCTTGATAAGACACCATCAATAACAGTTGTTTCTGGACAAGACGCTCAGTTGCAACCAGTTATCAATAACGGAAGACTTCAAGAAGTTCTTGTATTGAATTCTGGTAAAAAATATAATTCGCCACCAGATTTGACAATAAATGGAAGTGGTATTGGAGCTGTAGTAACTCCCATCCTTTCAAATGGAATAATAACTTCCGTAAAAGTTCTGGAACCAGGGACTGGATATGATCAAGCAACGACTTCTATTGGAGTTGTTTTCCCTGGAAGGGGAGCAACTTTAAAAGCAAATATTCAAACATGGAGGGTTAATCTTTTCCAAAAATATTTGTTTACTTTTACTGATGATGATGGTGTTATTGAAAATGGAACTAATGAAGATTTTGGGTTGCAATATTCTCACATTTATGCCCCAAGAAAGTTTAGGCAATTAATTTATGCAGTTGATGCAGATGGAAATACTCTTTATGGTGATAGAGATCTTAAGATTAACGTAAATACAAAGCAAGAAAGCGTATCATCACAACATTCCCCGATCATTGGATGGGCATATGATGGTCACCCGATCTACGGACCATATGGATATTCGACAAGATCTGGTGGATCTGTTCAAATTATGGAAAGTGGATATGTTGAGGATTCAACTAAAGCAAACAGACCTCCATTATCTGTTTGGCCTTCGGGATTCTTTGTTGAGGATTTCACATATAAAAACAAAACAGGCGAAGGAACTCTTGACGAGAACAATGGAAGATACTGCGTCACGCCAGATTTCCCAAATGGAACTTATGCATATTTTGCAACTATTGCGTCCGATGATGCAGATACTCAATCACCATATACAGGATTCAGAAGACCTAAATTCCCATATTTGGTAGGACATAACTTCCATGCCAAACCAAACGAATTTAACTTCAAAAAAGTAGCAAACCAAGATGATTTTAATTTCAACACTTCAAATTATATCAAAAATACCGCTCCATATAATTACATCGATGGAAAATCAACAAGATACAAATATATTTCTCTTCCAAATGATTTAAATCAAGAAATTGAAATCAAAAATGCCTTAAGAGGATCTATTTCTTCTGTAGGAATTAATACTGGAGGAAACAATTACAAAGTAAATGATGCCATTGTATTCAATGAAGCAAATACGGGCGGTACAGGCGTTTCTGCAAGGGTCTCACGCATCTTAGGAAGACCAGTTGATAGTGTAAGTGTTGCAACAAGTTCTATTTCAAATGTTGAATTTTATCCTTCTTCGGAAAAAGGAAAATATTTACTATTTTCGGACAACCCACACAATTTTAGTAATTCTGATATTATTAATGTATCGGGAGTTTCTACTACATCAGCCGAATTAGAAGGAGTTTATTTTGCAGGAATCGGAACCAATGTATATAAAGTTGTTGGTGTAGGTACAACTTCTTCTGGAATTGGAACAGTCGATGCAACAGGAATAGTTACATATTTCAATGTTTCTGGTGATCTTACTTATCCAAATATCAGAGAGAATGATATTCTTCAGATTGGAACCGAACAGGTTAAGGTCTTAAATGTCGATTCTCGTCTCTCAAGACTTAGAGTTCTGAGATCTGTAAATGGAATTGTTGGAGTATCACACACTGTTGGAACTGGTATTACTGTAACTCAAAGAAAACTTACTATTGCAGCAGGATTTAAAACTGATTTTGCATATAGTGTAAATAAGCAACTTTATTTCAATCCTTTAGAAACAGTTGGTTTAGGAAGCACTGCTGGAGTTGGAATTGGAAGTACAATTTTCTTCTCCAATCCAGGAACAGGAGCTACTTCGATTACAATTCCAACAAAAACTTTGTTTATAAAAGATCATGGATTAAAAACTGGTGATTTAGTAACATATTCCGCCAACGGTGGAAGTGGAATCATTGTTCAAGATGAAACAAACGTTGGTGTAGGAACAACATTAGCGGATGGAACACAACTGTTCATTGCTAAGGTAGCAGATAACTTAATTGGACTTTCAACTGTAAGAGTTGGACTTGGAACTACAGGAACTTTTGTTGGCGTAGGAACTACATCATCAACTACTTTAGCTTTCCTTGGTATTGGAGCGGGAGTCTATCACAGTCTTAAGACAAATTATAATGTCATTACTGGTAAGATCAGTAGAAATACAGTAACTGTTTCTACTGGACAAACTCACGAACTTTCTGTAGATCATGATATTTTCTTGGACGTTAATCCTGGAATATTGTCTTCGTTTACAATCAAATATAACGATTTTAACAGAAAGTTAATTGTAAATCCAAAATCATATAGTTCAACTGGTATTAATACTTCCACTGGAGTTATTACGATAACAAACCATGGATTTAGTCATGGTCAAAAAATTGTTTATACTTCAGGCGATAGTGCTGAAGGATTAACAGACAACAACATTTACTATGTTTCGATTGTTGATGAAAATAGTTTTAGATTATCTGACAACTACAATGATTCAGTAAGATCAATTCCATTTACTGTAGGAATTGCAAGTACTGGTGGTGGAGGAACAATCAATCCAATTAACCCCCCACTTAAACTGTATAAAAATTCCACAGTTGATTTCACATTAACAGATTCTTCATTATCACACACAATTCAGAGCACATCATATCCATCATTTGAACTTAATTTCTATCACGATAAGAATTTTGTAAACAAATACGTTGGTAGACTGAGTGATGGTAGAAATTATGATGTTACAAGAACGGGAAGACCTGGAATCGATGGTACAGCAAAAGTATCTTTAGTTGTTAATGAAAATACTCCAAGTCAACTTTACTATAAATTAGATCCAGTTTATGAAGGTAGTGATGTACCAGCAGAAAAAACTCAAATTACCATAGACAAAGATGTATTTAAAAATAATACCATAGAAGTACAAAAGAGTCTTTACAATGGTAAACATAGAGTTTCTGTAGCCGCTTCAGATTCATTTAAATTTACAATAGGAGTAACTCCAGAACAATCATCTTATATTTCGTCCACTTCATCAGCCAGTATTGAATACGAAACAACTTGTACTCATGCAAGAGGACCAATAACTCAAATTGAGGTTATTAATGGAGGAAAAGCATACTATTCTCTCCCAGGAATAACAACCATTACAACAAAAGATGGTCGCGGAGCTATTTTAGAACCAGAAAGTGATGTAATTGGTAAAATTAACAGAACCAGAATTAAAAATATTGGATTCGATTTCCCATCAGATAAGACTCTGAGACCATCGATCACCCTTCCCAATGTAATTAAAATCAAGTCTCTGAAATCTTTTGATTCTATTGGTATTTCTTCTGGTGGAAAGGGATATTCCTCCGCACCAAAACTTTTAGTATTTGATGGTAAGACGAATGAACAAATCAAAGATGTAGATCTCAAATATTCCCTTGGAGATAATCAAGTCCAGATCTTGAAAAATACCAAGGGTATGAGTGATACCATTCCTACCATTCTACCCACTGCCAACACAAATGGTGTAGGAATCAGTACAATTGGATTTAATACAACAACCAATCAAGTTACTGTCACTTTAGCCGTTGGATTTAGCACTGCAGAAACCTTCCCAGTTGAAGTTGGTGACAAAGTTCTAATTGAGAATATTAGTGTTGGCATTGGATCGACAGGAAGAGGATTTAATTCTTCTGGTTATGGATATAAGTTATTCCCAATTATTGCCGTAGATAAAAATCTTGGTGGAGTTGGTGCTACTGTTGCATATAGTCTGGAAGGTTTGTTTGATTCTGCAAGAGGCGAATTTGTTGGAGAATATGATGCATTCAATTCTGGTGGAAGAATCATTCCAGAAAAACATTTCCCAATATTTAATGTTTCGCTAAAAGACAACGAGTTTATTGATGGAGAACTTGTTGAGTCTGACACAACTTCGGGCACTGTTGAAAGTTGGGACAAAAAGACTGGAACTTTGAGGGTTTCGACCAACAAAAACTTCTTAGTCAATGAAGTAATTAAAGGTGTTTCCTCCAAAACTCAGGGAATTGCATCTTCAATTACAACTTATGAATCTATTCTTGATACAGATGCAACCTCCAAAGTTATAAAAGGATCTCAGACCAACTCTGGATTCTTGAATGCAAATCTTCAAAGAGTTCAAGACAGTTTCTACTACCAAAACTTCTCATATTCGCTCAGATCAAGAGTTGATTATGATACATGGAATGATGTGGTCAGTGCAACTAATCACACAGCAGGATTTAGAAAGTTCTCTGATTATCAACTTGAGACTCCAGCATCTTTCTCTGAAGTTACTGGAAATTCTATGGCAGTTGGATTATCAACTGAACTGTCATACTTCAGTGTTGTAAATGACCTCTATGGAGTTGCGGATCTCAACTGCGTCTATAACTTTGACTTAGTTGCAGAAAATTCTCTTGATATTTCTGGAAGTACTTATTCTGATGAAATTATTTTTGCAAGTAGAATTCTTACCGATTATTTTGAATCATTTGGAAACAGGGCTGTTGACTTTGATGACTTCAGTGGATTATTCAACAGCAATCCAAGAGCAACCAGATTTGTTTTGATTGATAGTTTTAACATCAATAACAGCAGAGCGATGAAGTATTTCATCTATCTGAAAGATGAAAGATATGTTGGTGAAAGACAATTTGATATTGTTACTATGGTTCAAGATGGAGCATTTGCTTATATGAACCAATATGGTAGATGTGATACTGTTGGAGAACTTGGATTTTTTGATATGACCATTTCTGGTGTAAATGGATCACTTCAATTCTATCCAAATAACTTCGCATTTAATGACTATCAAGTTGTTAATATCGCATATCATCTTGATGATAATGTTATTGGTGTAGGAAGTACAGTTTACTTCGATAATGTTGTTGAAATTCAAACAGATAGTGTTGATTGTTCTTCTGGTCAAACCACCGTTGTTTCTGTGGCAGATACAATCAGATCGATGAAAGTTTATTCATGTATTTCTGATCTGACTAACAATGAGTACCAATATGATGAAATGAATTTCATTCATAATGGAAATGAAATTTATGTTACAGAATTTGGTAGATTAACAACAAATCAAGGATCATTTGTTGGATCTGGATTTGGAACTTATTATCCTTACTTTGATGGATCTACAATAAAGGTTGATTTTATTCCTGTTGCTGGTGTTGCAGTAACTGCCAATACAATTCAGATTGGAATCACAACTGAATCTATTGTTGGATTTGGCACCACCGAAATGAAGCACGCATATCTTGATGCAAGAACAACTACAATTGCTGCTTCTGGAACTCCGGGAATTACAACCGTTGCATCATATCTCCCAGAATATGATGCAGCATATTTCATGGTTCAGATTTCTGATACTACCAATAATCATTATGAAATGAGAGAAATCCTTGTTCTTGATGATGATTCTCAAGAAGATGGAACTGGAACAACCTATATCCAAGAATTTGGTATGGTTGAAACAGAAACGACTTTACCATATGTAACTGGACTTGGTACATTTGGAGCAAGAACCTCTTCAAATGGCGTTTCTCTAACATTTACTCCAGAGGCTGGAATTGGTGTTACCGTCAAGACTTATATGAATGCCTTGAGACTTGAGGATGACAGCAAAGATGAGATTGACTTTGAGAATGGACTGATTGTTTCGCATTATGCAAGATATGAAGGAACTGAAAATGCAGTTAAGAAGACATTTAACTTAGAACACAGATCCGCTCCAGTATTTGAGAAGTATTTTGAAGGAAATGATTCGGATATTGTCAGTATTGATGCAGACACTATCAGAATTCCAAATCACTTCTTTGTAACTGGAGAAAAAATTAGATATGATAGAAATGGCGGAATTACTTCATCCATTGGAATTGCAACAACAAGTTTTGCTGGAGTTGGTAGCACAGAATATCTTCCAATCAATGAAGATATGTTTGTTATTAAAGTTTCTGATGATCAAATTAAACTTGCATCTACTGCAGAAAATGCTCTTAAGAGGATTCCTATTCCCATTGAAATTGAAAGTGTTGGAATTGGAACTTCTCATAGATTCACTGCAACGAATCAAAATGCAAGATGTCTCATTGCTCTTGACAATTTAATTCAATCACCAGTTGTATCTACAGCACAAACTCAAACTCTTGCTGATAGAGTAACGTCAGTCGATAATTTCATAAAGTTAAGTGGAATAACATCATTCTTTGGATCAGATCTCATCAAGATGGGTGATGAAATTATGAAGATCACTGGTGTTGGTATTGGTAGCACAAACAGATTCTCTGTTCGTCGTGGATGGTTGGGAACAAGAATTGGAGTTGGATCTACTGGTGATACAGTTACTAAAGTTGTTGGTAATTATAATATTATTGACAACGCTCTTCACTTTGTTGAGGCTCCTTATGGTGGTCAACCAATTGGCAGTATAACCAACAGGCCAGATGATAGAGATTGGACTGGTATAACAACAGGATCCAGTTTCCAGGGAAGAATGTTCATGAGATCTGGTATCACTGATACCACAAATGACACATACTCGACAAATTATCTCTTTGATAGTCTTTCTGATCAATTTGATGGCAACACTCCAACTTATACTCTGACTTCCGCAGGATCTTCAGCAATCTCAGGTGTTTCTACTGGAAATGCGATTATCCTGATCAACGATATTCTGCAAGGTCCTGGACTCAGCAGAGACTTCACGATGGGCGAAAATCTTGGTGTTACCACGATTACTTTCACAGGAACAGCATCCTCAACTACAACAGACGCAAATACTGCGAATATCCCTCTTGGTGGTGTTCTTCTGTCCGTTGGATCCACTGCTGGATCAGGTTATCAACCACTCATTTCTGCTGGTGCAACAGCAACCGTATCGGGTCTTGGAACAATTTCTCTGATCAGCGTTGGAAATACTGGTTCTGGATATAGAGTTCCAACTAAGTATGAATTCTTGGCTGATGTTGCATCTCCTGTTGGAGTTGGATCCACAGAAATCTATCTTGAAAATACTGGTAGTGTTCTTGACCTGATTAGCACTTTGAACACAGGGTCCAACTGCACAATTGGAATTGGAACAGATATTCTTCCCGTTACAATTGTGTCCTCCGCTTCCACATTTGTAAGAATTGGCACAGGAGATACTATTTCCACTGCCATCTCACAAGGAACTCAAACAAAAATTGTAGTTACCGATCCACAGATTGGATTTGTAAATGTAAGTGTTGGTGAGAGTTCAACTGGTATAACAACCATGACTCATGTTGGTTTTGCGACCATCATGACCGGAACTGGTCACATTTCCACTTCAGTTACAATAACAAATGCTGGATCTGGTTATACTTCGACAATACTGCCATTTGTTGAGATTGAAAGACCACGTTCATATACTAACATTCCATTAAATTATGTTGGAGCAGCATTCTCTGGTTTGAATGCCACTGTTGATATTGTTGTTGGACAAGGTTCAAGTGTTATTGATTTCTCTATCAACAATAAAGGTGTTGGATATGCTCCAGGAGAAATTTTAACAGTTCCTACTGGAGGATTAACTGGCATTCCAACTTCTGGAACATTTAATCAATTTGAACTTACTGTACAAACTGTATTTTCAGATGAATTTACTGGATGGAGCATTGGTGTTCTTCAGACCCTTGATGATCCATCAGGAAACTTTGATGGTGTAACAAAAGCATTCAATCTTACTCTTGCAGGAAGTTTGATTTCAATTAGAGCACCAAGAGGATCTAAGGTTGACGTTGAGCAAGTTCTTATCGTCACTGTCAACGATATTCTCCAAGAACCAGGTCAAGGTTATCAGTTCCCAGGTGGTAGCGTTATTACTTTTGCAGAACCACCTAAGATTGGCGACACTTGTAAGATTCTCTTCTTCAAAGGAACTGGAGATGATACTGACGTTATCCTTAGAGAAGTTATTGATACCGTTAAGAAGGGCGATGAACTTACTATTGGTTATGATCCTGCTCGCGGTCAAGATAATTTCTTACAAGAGGAAGCAAGAACTGTTACTAATGTAAATTCAACTGATCAGGTTCAAACTTTCCCATACTTTGGCCCTGGCAATACAGCAGATGAAACTCTTTATAGACCTGTTGTATGGTGTAGACAAACTGAGGATAAGATTATTGATGAAAAACGTGTTGCAAAAGATAGAGAACTTTATGAACCTCTGATTTATCCATTCGCATATATCACCAAGTCTGTTGGTATTGGATCTACAATGATCTATGTTGATAGAGCAAGACCTCTATTTAATGGTCAAAATGAAAATGACACTTCCTTGACATTCCAAGAGAAAGTTAAATTTGCATCACAAGTCACTAAAGTTTCTGCTGCAGCAACTGCAATCGTAAGTACTGCAGGAACCGTTTCCTCTCTTGTTATTTCTGAAGGTGGTGTTGGATATTCTACCGCTACTGTAAGTATTGGTGGAACTGCTCAGCAAGATGTTACATTAGGATTTACAACAGCCACTGCAAATGCTGTAATCAGTGCGGGCGGAACAATTTCTGCTCTGACTCTTACCAATGTTGGAACTGGTTACACTACTGACAAACCACCTGTTGTTTTGATATCTCCGCCAGATTATGATGAGGAAGAAAACCTCATTACAAACTATCTTGGAGATTCTGGTGTAATTGTTGGATTTGGAACAACAACTGTTAGTGGAGTTACCACACAATTTGTCTTCGATCTTCATATTCCATATGATTCTACTCTGAGAAATACTTCTTTAATAGGAGTTGCCGTAACATTAAGTGCTTTACAAGCAAATGATTACTTTATTGTTTCAAATTCAAACGTTGGTGAGGCAACAACATCAATCACTTCTCTTGATCCTTCCGATAGTTCTATTGCTGGTGTAGGCAAATCATTTATTGATAACATATATGTTGTTCAAAGTGTTGAAAACGTTGAAAGAAATATTATTGGAATTGGAACTTCCGTGTTCAAGAGAGTATTTGTTAACGTTGATGACTCGTTTGCATTTGGAACCTATGGATCAATTTCAACAACCACATCTGCTGGTTATGGTGAGTATAGTTGGGGTAAACTTGTAATGGCATCCAGAGCAGGTTTGAACTCATATACTGCATATACCTCCAACGGTATCCTTGGTATTACTACTTCAATGAGAGTTGAAAGATCGGTAAATCTTAAATCTAAAAACTACATCGTTTAATACATAATAAATAAAAAAAACTCCATTAAGTTGGCATAAAATGGCTGCAATCATAACTGACCAAATTAGAATTTTGAATGCTAAGAATTTTGTAGCTGGAATCACCTCCAGCTCAAATTCTTATTATTCTTTCATTGGTCTACCAAATCCCACTGATTACCAAAGTGATTGGGATTCAAGTCCACCAGCACCAAAAGATAATTTCTCTGAAGAGAATGATTATTGGGATACGATGATTGCATTGAAAAAAATTAATTCTTCTGATGTTAGGCAAGTTATTCCAAAAAGAACTTGGACCTCTGGTACTACCTATGACATGTATCGTCATGATTATAGTGTCACCAATACTGCAGCCGTTTCTGGTGCCACTAACTTGTATTCAGCATTTTATTATGTAATGAATGCTGATTTTAGAGTTTATATTTGCCTTCAGAATGGAACGGATCCTCAAAATCCAAATGGAAAACCTTCTTTGGATGAACCAACATTTACGGATTTAGAACCAAGATCTGCTGGAAGCAGTGGTGATGGGTATATTTGGAAATATCTCTATACAATCAAACCAAATGAAGTTGTAAAGTTTGAGTCTACAGACTTTATGCCAGTTCCATCCGATTGGTCAACATCTACAGATAATGCTGCCGTAAGAGATAATGCTGTTGACGGTTCCATTAAGATCGTTACAGTTACAAATGCTGGTGTAGGTCTTGGAACTGCAAACCAAACATATACAAGAGTTCCAATTAAAGGTGATGGATCTAATGCAGAATGTACACTTACAGTTGGGGCAGATTCGAAGGTCAGCAGCGTAACCGTATCAAATCAAGGATCTGGATATACATATGGAAGTTTAGATTTGTCTGCAGGTGGAGTTCCAACAGGAACTACAATCCCAAGATTTGATGTAATCATGTCTCCACAAGGAGGTCATGGTAAGGACATCTATAGAGAACTTGGTGCATATAATGTCCTTTTATATTCCAGAATTGAAAATGATAATGAAAATCCAGATTTTGTTACAGGAAATCAAATTGCAAGAGTAGGCATTGTTGAGAATCCAGAAGTTTCTGCTGGAAACGTACTTACTTCAGATAAAGCAAGTGCTCTTAATGCCCTCAAATTGACTGGAACTGGATATAGTTCCGCATCATTTACTGCGGACTCATATTTTACTCAAACCGTTGCAACAGGAACAACTGCTGTTGGTAGAGTTGTCAACTATGATGCAACAACAGGAGTTCTTAAGTATTGGCAAGACAGATCACTTGCTGGATTTAATACTGTTGGAACCGCACTGACAAACCCAACATATGGATTTGAACTGCAAGAATTTACTGCTTCTCCAGCTGCAGGTGGAAGTTTGACTATTGTCCCTTCAAGTGGATCAAATCTTGCGATTGACACTTCCTTTACAGGTATAACAACCGTAATAAATAATAGGACATATTATCTTGGTCAGTCATTTACAAGTGGAGTTGCAGGTCCTGAAGTTAAAAAACACGCAGGAAACATTATTTACGTTGATAACAGACCTTCAATTACCAGATCATCAAACCAAAAAGAAGATATCAAAATCATTTTGCAGTTCTAACGAATTATGTCTCAGCAAACAAATCTCAATGTAGCTCCATATTTTGACGACTTTGATCCTGCTAAAGACTTTCATAGAGTCTTATTCAAACCAGGGTATCCTGTTCAGGCAAGAGAGTTAACTACTTTACAATCGATTCTTCAGAATCAGATTGAGAGGTTTGGCCAACACTTTTTTAAAGAAGGTGCAAAAGTAATTCCCGGAAATACTGGATATACTCAACTATATTATTGCATTCAACTTCAAAATAATTATCTTGGAGTTCCTGTTGCTGCATATGCTGAGCAGTTAGTTGGAACAAAAATTACTGGCGAGACATCTGGTGTAAGTGCTGTTGTTGATAAAATTCTCCTTCCAGAAGATTCTGAAAGAGGAAATCTAACTCTCTATATCAGTTACCTCAATTCAAGTACAACAAATAATTCCACTCAAACTTTCTCCGATGGGGAAAACTTAACTTGTAATCAGACTATTGCTTCTGGTCTTCTTGGCAATTCAACAATTGCTGCAGGATCACCCTTTGCAACTACTATTGCTAATCAAGCTGCTGCAACTGGATCTGCTTTCCAAATTCAAGAAGGTGTATATTTTGTTCGTGGACATTTTGTCAATGTTCAAACAGAAACATTAATCCTTGATCAATATGGAGCAAACCCAAATTATAGAGTTGGACTTCAAGTTACTGAGGAAATTGTCAATGCAGACGCAGACGAAACTCTAAACGACAATTCTCAAGGATATAATAACTACTCCGCTCCTGGTGCGGATAGACTTAAAATTTCGGTAAGTCTTTACAAAAAACCATTAACTGATTATAACGATGATCAGTTTGTAGAATTAGCAGTCGTTGACAATGGAAATATTAAGTCTCAAACCAACAGGGGAGACTTGGGTGGAGGTGTAGGATATAAAGATTGGACGGATGTTCTTGCCAGAAGAACTTATGCAGAATCTGGTGACTATTATGTAAAAGCCTTTGACTTATCCGTTCATGAGTCTCTTAATAACGGAAAAGGAAATAGAGGAATATTTAATTCGGGACAATTGACCTATGGTGGCCAAGTCCCAACAGAAAACTTGATGGTTTACAAGTTTTCTCCTGGTAGAGCATTTATTCGTGGTTATGATATTGATATTTCAAGTGGAACTTTTATTGATGTTCCAAAACCAAGAACCACAAAAACTATTACAGATCAATCTATAATTTATAATACTGGACCAACATTAAGAGTTAATAGAACTTTTAGAGCGCCCGATGTTGGCATTGGAAACACATATGTTCTCAGTTTAAGAGACCAAAGAGTTGGTGTCACAACTGATACATCAGCACCTGGAAAAGAAATTGGTGTGGCAAGAGTATATGATTATAGATTAGAATCTGGATCATATGATGCTAATAATAGCAGCCTTAATCAGTGGGATCTTTCTCTGTATGATGTTCAAACAACTGTTGATCTTTCTCTCAACCAGGCAGTTAGTCTTTCAGTTCCAACCTTTGTACAAGGTTCAAGAAGTGGTGCTTCAGGATTCCTAAAAGATGCCGTTGTAACTGGAACTGCAGCAACAGTATATGAAGTTGAAGGTGAATTCATCACAAACGAACCACTAATTTTTGATGGCATTGCTAATGGCAGAATTGCAATCGCTGTAACAGCACATACTTTAGCAGATGTAAAATCTGTTTATGGAACTAATGATAGAGTAACTGGTATTAATACTTTTGCTGCTGATGTAATTCAAACACCAGCAGTTGCTATTGGCATTGCAACTATCACTCCAACTTCAGGTGCAGGAAGCATTAGTACGGTAAGAAGCAGTAATCCAATTTTCCCAGGAGTATTTAAACTTGGTAATCTTGTTAGATTTACTGACAATGCTTCTACAAGTTCGGATGAAGTTTTAGCAAGGGTAGTAAGTGTTGGAACTGACAACATTGTCATTGAACAGGGTACAGTCGTACCTGGAGTAAATTCAGTATTAAATCTGAGCGCACAGCAAACAGTAACCGACTTTAGATTAGTTACCACAAGACTGGATTCTTCTTCAGATAATACTCTTTACACTCTCTTACCAAAGTCGGATATTGCTACGGTAGATCTTAGTAATGCAAAT